TTTGAGATTGTAGAGTATGATACTAATAGAAGACCTCTCCTCTTAAAGTTATTTGATTATGGTTTAAGATATTTTTTAAAACCATCCTCCTATCTTACTAATGAGAAATCTGGAGTCAGAGATGTTGCTCCACCCATAATTATTAATAGAGGCAATGACGAACTTGACAACAGCGAAATTGATGACCTTAAATATCAAGGTTGGAGCTTTTTAGGACCACAACAATGAGTGATTATCAGCAATCTTTTTTCAATAAACAGCGTAAAGACAAATTTATATTAGTTATGAATTTACCTGAAGCACTTAAACTTGTAAATCAAAAAATGTCGAGAAGTAATCAATCAATAATTTTTGAAAAAATGCAATTTTCTGTCAATTCATGTAATGTACCGAGAGTTACTATTGACGAAACATCTGCCAGATATTCTGGCCAAACATTACAAGTATCAACACAATCACGACCTCCTTATCCTAATGTAAAAGTAGAATTTACTGTAGATAACTACTATAACAATTATTGGGTTATCTATAGTTGGCTTAGTTTAATTAACGAACAAAAAGTCGGAACATTAGATTTTCGTGATTTAGTAGATTTAACAAATCCTGATGTTTATAAAGCTACATTTACATTATATGGTCTAGATGAATATAATAATAAGATAATACAGTTTGATTTTACTAAGGCTTTTCCTGTATTATTAGGTGAACTTAATTTTAACTATAGAGATGCTGCCCAAATAGATACTAGTTTTGACTTTGCCTTTGATCAGCTTGTTACTAAGCTTTTGAATCCCGAACCTATAACATAAATAAACTTTTTTAAAAAAATTTACACAGAAAAGACATAAATACTTTATATGGCACAGCGTGTAATTCAAAGTCCCGGAGTTCAGATAAGCGAAGTTGATTTGTCTTTAAGAGCACCAACAATAGATAATACAACAATCTTAGTAACTGGTTTTGCTTCTAAAGGACCAACATCCGAACCTATTGCAGTTTCAACCCTTTCCGAGTTTGAGCAAATATTTGGAACTCCAACAAACGGTGCTGAAAGATATTTCTACTATACAGCTAAAGCTGCTTTTGCAAGCCCTGCTAGTATTACTGTCGCAAGACTACCTTATGGTTTTGGTTTGGGAGAAGGTTACGGTAGTGAATATTCCGCGCTAGTATATCCCGTACTTGGTAAAAAGTTTAATGCAAATGATCCAGTTTATAACCTAGGTGATTTAACAGATACCGGTGACATGGTGTTGCTTGGTAGACCTTCTCTTGTTAAGCTTTCTGACGCTGAATATAATTCAATTATTAATGGCACAGCATTTACATGGAGTAGCAATGTTGGTCAAGCCACATTTAGCTCGTTATCACAACTTGCAAGCGCAGGAATGATTGTTATTAATAAATCTAAAACAGTCATTAATTCTAGATTTGAAGGATATTATGTTGGTGTAATTGATAACACCACGGTAAATCCTCAAGTTGATTTCCGCGGTATTAATACTGCATTTACTGTAGCAACGACTGGTAGCAAACTACCCTCACAATTTACTCAATTAAACGATACAAGACTTGATTTTGCTTTATCAGCAACATTCTCTGGTGTTGATGATTCACTTTCACAAGCCATGGAAAGCATCGGTGGTACTACAACAATTGGTACAACAGCATTTAGAGATTCCTTACAACTTGGTGTTTTCAAACTTCGTCAATCGACACTTGCAAATGATGTGCTTGAACTTGATTATGTCCTTGAAGAAGGTTACCGTGGGTCTATTGATTTCTACCGTCAGGTAGAAGATCCAAATGGTGGCCCAGCTGTAAACTACTTCCTTGGTAATCAAGAAGATAATTCACCTAATGTAGCTGTACTTGTAAACCCACACATTAGTAATGAATTTAATAACGTTTCCTTGTTAAATGAAAATGGTGTACCAAAGAGACAAGTTCGCGTTATTTCGGACGGATTAAAACACGCAGCTGGGTTAGATGCAACATTTACTGGTATTGCAGCAGGTGTTGTAACTAGCTTTGAAACACTAATTGGTAATGCAGGCGCTTTATTCCCTGCAGGTCTCTACAATCTTGATAATCCTTATACAAAGATTATTGGTAATGTGCCTGGCAAACTAACACGCTTGTTTGATAAGTTAGATAACTTTGATGTTTACCCACTTACTTTAACAGTTGAAGGTGGTCTCGGTACAGTGTTTGCAAGTGCATGCGCTACAAGCGGAAATGTATTTGATGATACCCGATATGTAACCGCTATTAACGGTTTATCCGCTACAGATGGTAATTTCGGTGTACCAGCTGCTGAGTATAGAACTAGTTACCTATCTGTATTCAATGAATTTAATACCTTTGCAGCTTCTCGTAGAAAAGACCATTTGTTTATTGCAGATGCTCCTCTCGGTATATTTGTACAAGGACAAACTCTTAAGACATTAGATAGATCTGACACAAACTTTACACAAAACATTTATTGGCCTTTGAGAAATATATATGATGCTCTCAATACAAGCTTTGCTTGTGTGTATGGAACTTGCGTAAATGTAACTGATATCTTCTCTGATAGGAAGATCTGGATTCCTTTCTCAGGGTATGCCGCAGCAATCATGGGTAATACAGATGCTAACTTCCAGCCATGGTTTGCACCAGCTGGTTTCTCCCGCGGAATTGTATCCGGGGTAAATGATATTGGTTTATATCCAAAGGTAAAACAAAGAGATCAGCTTTATAAAATTAGTGTTAACCCCGTAGCATTCTTCCCAACTGATGGGTTTGTAGTATACGGTCAAAAGACACTTTCTAAGAGACCAACAACATTTGATCGAATCAACGTTCGTAGATTGTTTATAAATCTCGAAACATTAGTTCGTAATACAGTTAAGTTCTTCGTATTCGAACCTAACACACTCTTTACAAGAACACAAGTAATTAACACCCTCACACCATTCTTTGAAAATGCAAAGAATACTCAAGGGTTATATGATTACCTAATTATCTGTGATGAAAAGAATAACACACCAACAATCATTGATAATAACGAGCTTGTAGTTGACATTTATCTCAAGCCTACTAGAACCGCTGAATTCATATTGGTTAACTTCTATGCAACTAGAACTAGCCAAGACTTCAATGAAATAGTAACCTGATGATTAAATAATTTTATGGCAGACGTAAATCAATTAATATCGGACTTTTATAGAGTTGCGCAAGAAAGAGATTTCGCACGCGACTTTCAATTCAGAGTTTTATCTATTGCTACAGGTGATACAGGAGTAACATTTGATGAAAATGATCTTGTATATGTCCGTACAGCAACAGTACCAGCTCGTTCAATAACAAATAAACCAGTTCCATTTATGGGATTGAATTTTAACGTACCCGGTAATGCAACATATCCTAATAGCGAAGCATATTCACTCGAATTTTACTGCGATGCACAGTCTAAGATTCGTCAAAAGTTTGAAGATTGGTCTCGTGATACATTTAATGATGCAAATAGCACAGGAAATTACTTTACACCTAAGCAGAACTCAACTATTGATTTAGTTCAGCTCGATTCTAAAATGAATAGAGTTGCACAGTATAAATTGGTAGGCGTTTCTGTTAGAGAAGTTGGTCCTCTAACTTACAATATTGCTGAAGGTACTGGAGAGACAGTTAAGTTTACCGCTACTGTTTCATACCACTACTGGACACGAGTTAGTTAAGTATAATCTTACTTTTTTACTAAATATTTACAGTGAATAATCCTATCACTGACGCCGCGCAAGGTCTGTTACAAAACGCAACTGGGTTATTTACTGGAAAAAATCCTCTTTTTGCACCACAAGCTACAAGCTTATTTGGTTTTAATATACCAGCTGTACCATTAATTAGCGCTAGAGACTACTTTTTAACACAGATGGAATCTTGGGTTACATCTATTCCATTAAGAACACAATGGATAGTATTGGTTGATAGGTATCCTGCTGCATTAAACACAAGAATTATACAAGGATTAGAAATGACAGGTGGTGATAAAAAAGGTTGGGATATATCTACCCCTGTTAGCATTTTGAAAAGTGCACCTTACCAAAGAATTATTGGTTGTTTATTTGCTAGTAGCGTTACAGTTCCGCCAGAAGCTATGGATTTTGAGCATATTAATGTTAAAAATAGCCGTGGGTTTCAGTGGGGGTTACTTGGAGCTGAAAGACAAAAATATGGATCACCATTAAGAATAGGTTTTAGAGAAACTAATACATCTTTTATGGATACTATTATAAGACCTTGGATTATTTTAGCATCTCATATGGGATTTGTCGCAAGACCTGGGGATAAGAGAGGTGCTCGTGATTATTTTAATGTAAAAACTGATATAACAGTAATGCAGTTTGCTGCTACATATCAAAACATTTCAATGATACCTAGAAAAGTATGGACATTTTATAATTGTGTACCGACTTCACTTGACTCGGAGGAAATGGTATATGACCCCACCGGGGAAGTTTTAGACGTATTTCAAACTAATTGGATGTTTACACATTATACACTACACTCTGCTCTGTATTTTCCTCTTGTTAATATTATTGATAGAATTCAAAACAATCAAATACCCACTATTTCACCAATTCAAGGTGGTTCAGGAGGATTTGGTAGTATTAATCCTTTTGGATTCTTATAAAAAAATTTTTTAACTTACTTTTATAAGCTTTTTCTATATTTTTTATACTAACTGGGTGGATAATTGTATTAAAAAGAGTTGTAAATAAGTTAAAATCTTTATTTGATAAAAAATTACCATTGTTAGCTATTTTTAATTTATTTTTGCTCAGAGTTAATGATATACCTACAAGCCTATCTTCTTGTTCATAGTTTGTTATGTATTTTTTATAGTTTTTAACAAATACTTTTAATGCTTTGTATGATAAAAAGTATCCTCCACCAAAAGCAAAATGGTATTTACTTTCTCTATAATTACCTTCTGCCATAAAACCACCATAATCAAAATTTAAAGTTATCTTTTTTAATTTCTTTAAGTCTATAATGGTATCATCATCTATTTTTAGAATATTTCTTTTTTTATAGTTTTTATAAACATATTCATACACTTTAGCAATTTTTTTTGACAGAGATTGGTAGTTATCCTCAACATCCACATAAAGAACATCATCTTTAAAGTATGTCTTTTTGCTATTACCTAGAACAAATAAATAGTCAAAACTATGTTGTTTAAAATAATTTCTATATACTACGTGTCTACAAATATTTTTGTAGCATGAAAGTATAATTATCAATGGCTTACAGCTATTCATAGTTTATTAAACATAAATTGTATATAAATTACTTAATGGACAGTTTTTATATTAATCTTTATGTTCCGAGTTTAGATAAAAAACTTAGATTTAAAGAGTTTAATAATTTGTTATTAATAAATGTTCTAAAGTTCATTACAAATAAAGACTCAAAAGGCTTTAGTAATTATATAGATTACGTTATAGATAAAAACTTATTAGACAGGGAATATAAAGATAGTTTTGATTGTTTTGACAAATTAATTATAATGCTTCAATATAAAGCTGTTAATATTAACCAAGAATTGAAGTTTGTTATTAAAAATGAAGATAAAAAAGAAGCCTCACTTTCGTATAATCTTTTTAATATTATAAAAGAAATAACAGAGAAGAATTTTATTACTAAAACTGAAATAGAACTTAACAATTCTGTTTATATTGGACTCTCTATTCCTAAATCTCTTTATATTGAAAACTTCGACACAATTTTTTCTGAATGTTTAATGTATATAAGGCACGGTGAAGATAGAGTCTATTTAAATAGCTTACCTTTAGACGAAAAAAATAAAGTATTAGATAGTATTTCAGGAGATAATTTAAACAAAGTAATTTCTTTCTTTGATACATCTAATAATTCAACAAAAAATGCTGCATTTATGTCGGAAAACACTAAGCTTCCAGAACTTAATACATTAAAAGTAAATTTCTTCAACAACTCTCTAATATCTTTTCTTGAATTAGTCTATCACGAAAACCTATTAAGCTATTTTGAATTTATATATGTGATGGTTAACAAAGTAAAACTTAAATTAGACGAGTTTTATAACTTAGTTCCTTCCGAATCATTATTACTGTATAACATGTTTAAGAAGGATGTAGAAGAACAAAATAAAGAAATAGAACAAATCGGAAAAAAGGATAAAGGACCCACAATTGCAAAACCATAGCCCAATCTTAAATAATTCTAATGAGTTCTGAAGCAGTTTTACAAAAAATCTTGGATTTACAAGCTAAAAATATATCTGTATTTGTCCCTTCTCAAAATAGAAACATTGAATTTAAGCCATTAAACATAAGACAACAAAAAGATATAATTAAGTCCTCTCTCGATAAAAATATTCCTGGTATTTCTCTTAATACAGTTTTAAATGATATTATTACTGAAAATTGTGTTGAAAAAAATATTAATTTCTTAGTATTTGATAGACTTAATGTTGCTTTTAATTTAAGAAAAAATATTTTTGGTGATAAAATTAAATTAACTAAAGTTAATGAAGAAACTGGTGATGACGAAGATACAAATGTGTTTGGTAGCCTGGAGCAACACCTAACCTCTCTAAATTTGATAGCAAACCCTGATATTATCTCAAAAAATATAACAGTAGATACTTTAAAAATTGAAGTCAAGACACCCACACTTAGTACTGATAATAAAGCTAACAAAGAAGCACAAAAAAATTTATCTCATTTACTAGAAAAAGATAATGGTATAAAAGATATTATCAGTGAGTTGTTTGTATACGAATTAACAAAGTTTATAGATTCAATTACTGTAGGTGAGGATAAGCTAAACTTTAGAGAATTAACTATTTCTCAGCAAATTAAAGCAATTGAAACTCTTCCCGCCAACGTAAACAAGGAAATAATGAATTTTGTTGAAAAAGTAAGAGATTACGAAAAACAGTATCAAGTATTCAAAGTAAACGGTAAAGATTTTAACGTAACAATCGATGCCTCATTCTTTAGTAGCGAATAAGTATTTACATACTTATGCCTGAGGAGATCTTCAATAATTTTATTGATGCTATTGAAAAACTATCTAAAAAAATTGATAATTTAGCTAAAAGCACCCAGGATAATAGCATTGATTCGTTAACTAAGAGTAATAAACCTAAGCTTAAGCAGTTATTTGATTATACTAAATCAGAGTTTAAAGAATATTTCGAAGCTTTACTAACATTAGGTAACGCCGCAGCAAAAAAAAGCAATAATGAAGGTGGAGCTGAAAAATCACTTGCAGAAGAAGGAGCCAAAAGAATTGGCGGTAAAATTGTTAACGTTAAATTAGAAGATATTAATCCTAGAATTGTAAAGCTATTAAGAGATGAAATAGTTGAAGCACTAGGTCAAAAGAAAGAGGATAGAAAATTTGAGGAAGGTAAAAAACCTGGGTGGTTATTAACATTGCTAGCTCTATTAGCAGGAGTTTTGATAGGCATTCTTGATTTTATAAAAGATTGGTTTAGAGCACTTAAGAGTCTTTTAAAAACATTTAACTTTTTACCTTTTTTAAGAGGAGTAGCTGCAGCATTAAATAAAAAATTTCTTGATGCAATGTCTAGAGTTTTTTCAGCAGTTAGTAAATCTAAACTAGGTCAAGCTATATCTAGATTTTTTAGTAGTGTATTAGCTAAGATAAGAGGTTCAAAAATATTTCAATGGCTTGCAAGAATATTTGGCTCTGATTCATTTTTAGGTAAAATGATAAGGAGAATAGGAGACTTTTTTAGAGGAACTGGTCCTGTAGGTAAAGGGTTACAGAAAATGGGCAATGCATTAAATTTTGCTAAAAATATTTTTGCAAGAATAGGTAGTGTTGTCGGTAAGTTTGTTGCAATAGCTAGAGGTGTTGTTAGCAAGATGCTTGGTATACTTTCAAAATCACCTATTTTTAAAATAGCTAGAGTTTTTGGTCGATTACTCGGGCCAGTAATAGCTATATTTGATATTGTTACAAATATGATCGGTAGTATTAAGCAGCAAGGACTAAGCTTTAAATCAGTACTGGATGGGTTACTAGGAGGCATAACAAGCTTTTTTACTTTAGGATTGCTAAATTTTGAAAATATTAAAAAACTTACTGATAAAATTTCAGCTGCATTTTCAGAAGGCAATATAATAGAGGGTGTAATGAGAATTATATTAGCAGTGCCTGATTTAATTTTTCAAGGATTAGGCAAGATACTTTCATGGGTAGCTGGTAAAATTTTTGGTGAAGAAGTAAAGAAAAAAGTACAAGATTTCTTTAGCGGGTCATTTACTGATAAGATCTTTAACGCGCTCAATAAGATTAGAGCATTATTATTATGGCCAATTAAGAAAATTTTAGGATTTATAAAAGAAAAATTT